TCCTGCGCTACTTGACGGAGCTTACCCCTACGATCTTCAAATATATCTCGACCATAGTAAAACCAATCATGCAATGAACTCTCAATATTTTGAGCACTATGCATGGCTAGGGTAAGTTCTTTAGAAAGTAAATGTGCATGAAGTCTTTTAAAGATGGAATCTTCTGATAAAAGTCCAACTTTCTGTCCCAAATCTTCATTAAACACACACTTACGTTTCAAGAAATCCACATCCTTTTCCGTCATATAATGTGTAGGTGTGGACTCTTTATCTGGCATGGTGAATTTCATGTCGTGTTCAGCTAACCATTCAGCATAAGTAATATGGGTAAATTTCCCACATGTCTCTGATACAGTTCCTATAACATCATCTCCATATGTCAAAAACGCACAATTTTCCTTAAAATCCTTATTAGGATAAATAGTGAAAAAGCAACTTCTTAATAAAAGAGAATTAACTAAGGAATTAATGATCACTGTAAGGTTTTGTCCAGAAGGATTAGTGCCAAACAACTGAATTAAATCACCATTATAAGCCATTACAGGATACACAACTTCATGCACAACCATTTTCATCAAATGAATGTCATCAGTCGTGTAACCCTCACATTTCTCTGCAATATCAATTAATATATCAAATGCAGCGATTGTGACTTGAGCAGGCATACGTACATCGTATTTACTGTAATCTCCAGCAAGTACTCTATCTTTACCTCTGCTCATGGCGGCTTCCCAGAGTTCATCCCATTCCAATCCTTCCGCGTTTACACCAACGGCGCACTCATAAAGAATTGGATTCATCTGAATAATTCGAACGATTGGAAGGAAATACATCCTAATCAAAAGCTGTAAGACAAGTGGAGCGCTTTGAAACACTCTAACTTTGTCTTTAGTCAACTTTGTAGGCTCATCCTTCAAGCATGACTTCCAAATCATGTAACATCTTTTGCCTTCACGCAAAACGGCAACAATCTTTTCGAATTCTGCCCATACTTCGGGAACAAAAGTACGGGGTTTACCAACTTCCGGATATTCTTCAGGGTTCAAATCAACTAAAAGTGGATGTTTTGAACCTGAAAGAGGAAAACCAGGTGACGAGGAAAAATTCATAGCATCTATAAATTTAACACCAATTAAACCACACACAGTGGCAACCCTCGACAATGGTTTTGCCCTAAAGAGTTCTGGAATCTTTTGTTTTAGACCTGTAGTCAATTCTTTCATAGATCTGACGGATCTTGACAAAACACTCCCAATTGGTAAACTAGGGACAGATGCGTGAACAAGTGTGGCTTGA